ATTTGTGACTAAAGAACAATTAATTATAGAAGTTACGAAGTGTATGAGGAACACTCCATATGCACTTCGTACTTATTTACAAACATACGATAATACAGTATCAAAGTATGTTCCATTAGACCTTTTCCCTGACCAAGTAAGTCTCATTGAAGACTACGATGCATATAATGAAAATATCGCCTTGAAATATCGTCAGGCAGGTGTATCAACAGTTACAGCCGCGTGGGCATCGAAAAGACTCGTATTTGCAAAAAAACAGAAACCTGAAAAAATTCTAATTATTGCAAACAAATTGGACACATCTGTGGAGATGGCTAATAAAATTAGAAACTTTACAGAACAATGGCCTGCATGGGTTGGAGTTGGGTTTTCACAAGAAAAGAATTCACAAAGACATTTTAAGCTTACCAATGATTGCGAAGTTAAAGCGGTTGCAACGTCGAAGGATGCCTTGAGAGGTTATACCCCAACTATCCTTATTTTTGATGAAGCGGCGTTCATTGAAGCCGATGGAGATTTTTGGTCTGCGTGTATGGCCTCACTTTCTACAGGTGGTAAGGTTATTGTAGTGTCAACACCAAATGGATACGACCCAATTTACTATGAAATTTATGACCAGTCGTTAAGAAATATGAACGACTTCAAGATATCAGAAATGTTTTGGTATCGTGACCCGAGATATACAAAGGACTTGTATATGGTTAAAACAAATGATTTAGTTCATTTTTTATTGAATAGAGAAGATTATCCGAAAGATGTGGTAGTTGATTTATCGATTGATAACCCATATGAAAGAGACCATAAAATTACTACAGACTATATTGCACAAGGATACAAACCATGTTCAGCTTGGTTTGAGGGTATGGTTAAGAAATTAAAATTCGATAGGAGAAAAGTTGCTCAGGAATTGGAATGTAACTTTTTGGGGTCGGGTGATAACGTATTCGATTCGGAATTAATGCAAAACATAGCCAAAAACTATTTGAGAGAACCCATTGCGAAAATGATGGGTAGTGCTTTATGGATTTTTAAGGAACCAGAACAAGGACACAAATATGTTATGGGTGTGGATGTCTCAAGAGGTGATTCTGAGGACTTTAGTTCTATTCAGATAATCGACTTTGACAACAGGGAACAAGTCCTTGAATATGTCGGAAAAGTACCACCAGATGTAACTGCAGAGATTGCATATAAATGGGGTACAATGTACAATGCATATTGTGTTGTAGACTTAACAGGGGGTATGGGAGTTGCAACTGCAAGGAAAATGCAAGAAATGGGTTATCAAGGGGGAATGTATGTTGACAACGTTGATACTAGTAACAAATGGAAATGGGACCCTAAGGCCAACGAAAAAATTCCAGGAATAAATTTCAACAATAAAAGGGTTCAGATTATTGCGTCATTAGAGGAGGCGGCTAGACATGATTTCAAGATATATTCACACAGATTATATAATGAAATGAATACTTTTGTTTACATAAATGGTAGACCTGACCATCAAAAAGGTCATCATGATGATTGTATCATGGGTATTTCTATGGCAATTTACGTTGCGGAAAAATCATTTCAATCTTTGGAAAAAGTTGTCAATCATACCAAAGCAATGTTGAACTCTTGGACTTCTATAGTTAACGAAAATAAAAACACTTCAGATTATTTCAATCCTTTGATTCCTCAAATGGGTAGACAAAATCCTTCTAATAATCAGGCAGCAACAAAAGCCGATTATCAAAAATATGGGTGGTTATTTGGTGCCAAATAACTATTTATATTATTAAGGTAATAAGTAAAATTGTAATATGGCAGAACAAAACATGACAGTTTGGCAACGATTGTCTCAAACATTTGGACCGAATTCACTATTGAATCAAGATTATCCTACGTTCAAGTTGGATAAAAAGGAGTTGTTACGCACAAATAATAGACAAGAGTACGAAACTGAAAAACTACAAGCACAGCAAACTTTTTACTTAGCAAATCAATGGGCTAAAGTTGAGAATAATCTTTATTCTCAGGCAATATATTACGAACCAACAAGATTATCTTCTCAGTATGATTATGAATCTATGGAATACACTCCAGAGATTTCTGCCGCTTTGGACATTTACGCTGAAGAATCGACAACAACAAATGAAGATGGTTTCATCTTACAAATATATTCTGAATCTAAAAGAATCAAAGGTGTGTTAGCTGACTTATTTAATAACGCACTTGATATTAACACTAACTTACCGATGTGGACAAGAAATACTTGTAAATACGGTGACAACTTTGTTTATTTAAAGTTAGACCCTGAAAAAGGGGTTGTTGGAGTTCAACAATTACCAACAATCGAAATTGAAAGACATGAGGTAGGTGTGAGTGCCAAAATATCTGTGGATATCACCAAAGAATTAGAAAAAGATAAAAAAGCCCTACACTTCACATGGAAGAACAAAAACATGGAATTCCAATCATGGGAAATTGCTCACTTTAGATTATTAGGTGACGATAGAAAGCTCCCATATGGTACTTCGATGTTAGAAAAAGCTAGAAGAACATGGAAACAACTTTTACTTTGTGAAGACGCTATGTTAATCTATAGAACTTCCAGAGCACCTGAAAGAAGAATTTTCAAGGTGTTTGTCGGAAACATGAATGACGATGATGTTGAAGCATATGTACAGCGTGTTGCAAACAAGTTTAAAAGAGAACAAATTGTAGATAATAAAACTGGTAACGTGGATATGAGGTTCAACCAAATGGCGGTTGACCAAGATTATTTCATACCTGTAAGAGACCCTGCAGCACCGAGTCCGATTGATACATTAGCAGGAGCTCAAAACTTATCTGAGATTGCTGATATTGAATATATTCAGAAAAAACTATTGACCGCTCTTCGTGTTCCTAAAGCCTTTTTAGGGTTCGAAGAAGTGGTAGGTGACGGTAAAAATTTAGCTTTACAGGATATTAGATTTGCTCGTACTATTAACAGAATCCAAAAAAGTATGATACAAGAGCTTAACAAAATAGCAATTGTACATTTATTTTTATTAGGATTTGAGGACGAATTACAAAATTTCACATTAGGATTAACCAACCCATCTACTCAAGCAGATTTGTTAAAAGTAGATATTTGGAAAGAAAAAATCTTATTGTACAAAGACTTAGTTGCTGACCCAGGTAATGGTATACAAGCAACTTCATCAACATGGGCTAAGAAACATATTTTCGGTTGGTCTGATGAAGAAATTAGACTCGATTTACAACAACAAAGGATTGAAAGAGCGGTTGGTGAAGAGCTCAAAGCTACTCCAACAGTTATCACTAAAACAGGTATTTTCGATAATATTGATAAATTATATGGAAGTCCATCGGGAGCTACTCCTTCAGCAGGTGCTGCAACAACACCAGGTGGAACTGAAGAATTGGGTACACCACCACCACCGTTCGAAGCGGGAGGTGAAGAATTGGGAGGAACTCCTCCACCAGCAGGCGGTGAAGCACCACCAACGGAAGGTGAAACGACAGTTCCTGAATCAAAATTAAACAACTTGAATATTTTAATAGAAAATAACTTAATTGATGGTGCAAAATTCTTAGATTTAGGTCATGCTCAAGAATCTTTGGGAGAAATTTCAAAAGAATTAGATAAGTTACTAAATTCATAATATTTATTAAAAAATATTCAGATGACCTTCGGTAAAATCAAATCCATAATTGAAAAAAATCTTCTTGAGTCGTATAAAAACGAAAAAGAATTCAAAAAGTCTTTAAGAGAGTTTAAGCATAATGTTTTGAATGATAAGTCTATCTCTAAGGCTTATTCAATATACGACCAATTAAGTACACCCCAAGGATTATCTGAATCTGATGCGAAAGAATTTTTAGAAGAAGGTATAAATCTTTTGAATAGAATATTACCTTCAATCAAACTTCCGAAAACATTAGAAGAATATAACGAAAACAATTATTCTGATATTGATACTTTGGCATACACTAACAAGTTGAACTTGACTGAAAGAATTCAATCGAAGAAAAATATTATTTCAGTTTTAACTTCTGATTCAAAATCTATTAAGGAATCTATCAATATACCAATAAAATCGATGGTTAATATTGCAAATCAAACTTTAAGAACTTACATTGAAACACTAGATGAAAACAACAAAAAAGAGTTTTTCCAAATTATTTCTGAAGATTCTAAGTCACTTGAAACAAAGTTTGAAACATTGAAAGAAAGTACTATAACTAAGTTACAAACTATTTTAGAAAGAGAAGATGAGTTTGAATTGAAAACAAAAATCTCTGAGACTATTAATAGACTCAAATCTGAAAAGTTTGACCAAGTAAATTTTCTAAAACTCAAAAATCTCGAAGAATCTATCTAAGAAATTCTTTTCTTCTGTGTGTAGATTGCCTTCAATAGTTTTTTTCTATTTTCAATAGAAGGTTTAACGTATTCTTTTCTGGCCAAAAGATTTTGGTTTTGTTTTGTCTTAATAACCTTGGACTTAAGTGTCTTGAGAGCTCTGTCTATATTCTCTCCATTTTTAATTTCTATAATTAACATATCTTACAAATATCTCGAAAAGTTGAAAAATTTTTGACTATCATCATTATATGTGTTATTTTTTTAATGAAAATAAACATAACAACAATGAAAATTAATGAAGAAGGGAAAAAGTGTAAAGTTAAATCTGTATAACCCGATTAAATCAATCTATGGGACTGTGGATTCCAAAAACTTAAAATCCGTTTATATTAATATACAATCGTGGATTACACCTAAACATGATACCGATAATTGGAACCGTATTGTGGGAAATCTAAACAGAGAAATTAAACATTCAGTGTTCAATTCAATTAATCAAAAAATTTTTCAAGAAAAAAGTATTGTAGATTTAGATTTGAGAACAAGTGGTATATCACATGGTAAAAAATCTTTTTTTAACTTAGAAGTGAATCTTTTTACAACATCCGAATTGGACTTCAAATCAAACGAAATAAAAGATTCTGTAAAACAGATTGTACGAAACATCTTCAAAAACAATATCAAAGAAAACAAGTATTTTGACTTTTCAATCTCAAAAAAAGACATCAAAGAATAAACTTATGACTACTGTATATTTATCATAAAAGATTAGATGAAAAATTT